CGACAGCAACATTTCCTTTTGCTCGTCTGATCATCCCGCGTTGAGTCAGGATCTCGTTTGGCGTCAGCGACATCCACGGAGTCAGTCCTTTCGATGCGAGTATCGGGATGTTTACAACGTCGTCGAATCGGACAGTTGCTTCAGTCGTTCCCCGCCAGATTCCAAGACGGGAACGAGTAGGTCGAGGCTCGCCAAAACCGAACATGCCGCGTTCCATTTTGAATATCGGCATCTGTCGAACGTAAAAGATGAACTTATCACCTACAGGAATGCCATGCTCTTCCGCTTTCGAGTGATGACATGCTTTGACTGTCTTCATAATCGGCAACGCTGCTTTCGCCCATTTCATGTAAGACTTCGAGGTGAACGTGATAGACCTGCCGCCGCCCGGCCATTTGAACGACTCGTCGAAGTCAATTGGCTTTTCGTAGTCGTAGATTTTTGTCGGTAGTTTTTTGCTCATCGTTAGTTGCCTTTCCTATTTCGCATACCAGTAAAATTGATCTGACTCAGCGACATACAACGTCTTGCCGCCGTCGTGCTCGCCCAAAACCAAATGGCGACACTTGATGCCGGTCACCGGACAATCCGCCGTTAGGCTGCCAATGACCGCCCTTGTGCCACCGCCTAACCCGGCTGGCAGCGTGACGGTATCTGGAACGACATCGCCGACCAGCATCATTGTCGGATCGTCGACGCCGATCATCGACTTATCGCCAGCGTTCTTTGTAAATCGCTCAATCATCAATCTCTGCCTTTCGATGGATAGAAATTCGGATCGAAGAAATCGGCGATCCGTTCCGCGTAACATTTACAGAATCCATTGCGAAGGATCCCGTCATCGTCCTCAAACTCGAAGTAGACATTTTCGCTGCCGATCATATCCACCGTCAAAACGGCTTGGAAACATTGCGGCATGATATCGACATCAAATTCGACGTTATCGTCAAGATCCGCTGGTCGACAGGCGATCTTGACGCCTTTGACTTCGATCGTTCCATATTCCTTCTTCATTTCAAAACCCTTTCACAGAAAGATAGGCGACGATCGGAACACCGTCGCGATTGGTAGTGATGACGATAAATCGGTGACCTTTCAATTTGTCGCCGATATGTTGAAGACGGAAGTAATGATCTTCGCCTTCGAAATCTTGATCGGTCGGCGTCGTCGCTCGCAGTTCCGATATAAGCGTTTCACCTTCGCCGATTTTATGGACGATCGCATCGGCAATCGTTTCGAGCGTTTCATCGCTCGTGTCTTCTTCAAGCAGATGCGAGCAATGATGTCGCATGAACTTGGTGGCAAAGGCATTGGTTCGTCTGAGTGTGATGTCGTTCATTGTTTTGTCCTTTTGAAAATTAATTAGTTGCGTGCTCTCGGCGAGTGAGCTTTCCAGTCAAACCCATTTCTTTCAAGGCTGAGATCAAAGCCATTAAAGCCTGACGATCTTCTGATGCCGACCCTGAACCTGACTTCAATGCTCGGAGTTGAACTCGATTGCAATCATCGTGAATTGATGACTCCCATTCCATTGATTCGATGAATAATTGCCCAACGTCGATTGCTTCATTCCGAGTAACGAACCAAGTTGCGTCTGTTCGCATTCCTCGTCGGGATATTCCGATCATGATTTGTGGGCGATATCCAACAAGCCCTGATTTCTTCAGCCGCTTCAGGCTCGTGATGACATCCTTCGGTTGGATCGACGTTCGACTCGAAAGCTCATGATGATTGGTTCCGTAAGTGAAACCTTCGAGTGCTTTCAGGATTCGCTGCTCGTTTGTCATCGCCTTTGTCCTTTTGTCTGTCAGTTGCTTCTACTCATACGTTATAAGGTCTTATTCCTCATTCCACAACCGGTATTCTAAAGTAATTTTAAAAGAAGTCAAAATAAAAAACGACCCGCACAATAAGATATGCGGGCCGTTCCCATTCGAGCCGGTGAAAGGCAAATTCAAATCCCGGCATCACCAAATCCGTTTAAGCTCGTTACATTCCGTTGACAGAATGATTCAAGTTTTAGTTGACGACGGTCATGCAACCGCTGTCACATCGAACCTAAGCGAGGTGGTTGGTCGTTACTGCCGCAGCATTTCCGTCTTCCAATCGTCCACCATAACGAGCACGCGACGTGATCAACATCTTGTTGCGTAGCGTGAGTTCTCGACCTTCAGTTGTCATGTTCATCGTCAAACCAAGTCGTCGGTACATTCGGTAGCGAGCGAGGTTGGCGAAGAATCCTTGAAGGTTCGTCATCGTATCGACGATCGAGAATCCGTGATCGAAGATTTGATAGTTCTCTTCTCCCATGCCGTACAATCGACGAGCATCAGCGGCACCAACGGGGATGCCTCGTGCTCGACTGTACGTCGTTTCGTTGGCAGCGAATCGAAGGCGTGAACGGTCGAAGCCTTGCTTGTATCGTTTCGGAACTCCAAATAATTGAGATTCGTACCCGCCCAAGGTTGCGGCGGCTCCACCGAATGAAACGGCGGTCGTACCAGCGGCGACCATGATGCCTTCAGGTTCGATGACGCCGTCGCCGATTGCGATCTGCTCATCGAGCCATGCCAAAAGCAGCTCGCCATATTTGGTCGTAACATGACCGGCGATATCAATTGGCGAATCAGACATCAAGTCGAGTCCGATTTCGATCGAACCGTTGACGACATGGATAGTCGTGTCAAACGCGGAGATGAAACCAGCGGTCGCGAACAATGGAATCGACGTGTCGTCCACAACGGAACCAGCCGAAGTCAATGACATGTTTCCAAGCGTCGCCGATTCGATTCGTCGACCACGAGTGATCGGAACCATGTTGACATATGGAGCCAATTCACCAAACAACAAAGGAATCGTGATCACTTGATCATCAAACGAGATCGGAGCAATCTCTAGTCCACCGGTCGCGACATCGTCGATAACCGTTTTGACTTCCATCGCAGTCAGTTTGCGACTTTTGATCGCAATTGAACCAGCTTCAGAATCACAGGATCCTTTGAGCACGCCGCCCCACTTCATTTCGTTCATGGCGTACTTCAAAAGTTCCTTGTCGTGATCCGTGAGACGCATCGCACGAGGAACGTTTTTCATCTGCATGTTTGCAGTCAGTTTGAGGTACGCACCATTGACGGCTTTTTCAAGATCTGACGTTCCTGAAACTTGACGTTTCCCGGCATCGGTAAATTCAAAAACCGGTTGACCGGCAAATGGATGCGATTGCCCTGTTTTGGTCGTCTTCGGATATATAGCAGCCTCTTTCGAATCGCTATACATGCTCTTGACGGTTTTGACATCGGCGTGGAAACCGGTCTTCTCGGCAGCGTTTCCAACATCAGTATTGAACTTGCCCATGACCGAGTCGAGACCGCCGTCTTTCGCCCAAGAAGGCAAACTCGACTTCTCGTTTGACGGTTCAGGCGTTTGCATCGGCTCAGGTGTTGGAGTCGATTTTTGATCGACCAAGGTTTGAAGCAACGAGATCATTTTAGATCCATTGTCTCCGTCAGGATCCAATTGTAGTGTTTTGAAATCTGCAATTGACAATTTCTCACTCATGATCGCTTGTGTTGCGGCTGTTTCGATCGCATTAGCGTCCGCATCCTTTTCGATCAGATTGAGTTCGATGAGCTTTGATTTCAAAGCGTCAGTGACACGAACTTTCATTTCTCTACTCCATAAAAATTAACAATCGCACCGCCGCATGGCGATACAAAACATACATCTACTGGTTGACCAAGGAACGATAATCGCTGCCGACTTGAATTGAGTCGTAGATCTCTTTGCGAGTTGCAAGTAGTTCTCCAACCATTTTCAATTGGTCATCGTCGGCATCGAATGTGAGGAATTTGATCAAGAATGATTTGAACGCTTCGTCGCTTATTGCCTTTTCAGGCGACTGTTCGCCATCTGGAATCAACGGGTCTTCGCCTTCGATCGGATCTTCTGGCGTAGATTTTTGAATCAATATGTTCAATGCGTTGATGTTCTTATTGATCAATGCGACGTGCGATCGTGACAATCCTTCGGCACTCTTGAGTTCAACTAGATCATCAACAACATCGCGAAGCAATTGAATGTTTGTCTTCGATAATTCACGGCCACCTTTTACGACGATCAATTCGAGCTTTTCAAGATGATTCCTGATCGCGTCAATCCCTTTTACGACGTGAGATTTGGCGACATTCCCAACCGTTTCGGTGATCATCATTGAAACGACGGGTTCAAATTCTGAATTTGTTTCTTGTTCGGCTTCTTTATCCTTGCCGCCCGAGTTGATCAACGCTGGATCCAGATTGACGATTTCATGTTGGTTGTCGTGTGACGAAGTCGGTTCTGAAGCATTGTCTGATTGGCTCGTTGGATCGAGCGGTTCGACGTTATCCGTCAATTCAATTGGTTCGGTTGATTGGTTCTCAAGCGGATCCATTTCACTATCCTCATTCTTGACATTAAGCAGCGAGAAGCCGGGGTAAATCTTGTCGAGCCGATTATCGAAAAGCTCTTTACCAATTCCCTGCATTATCGGTGATTTGAAAACGTCTCGGCTAAACATATCTATCACCGCCGCTCGATTCGATGGTACGCTCACCGTCGATTCTTCCATCACTTCAAATTCTTTGATGTCGAACCCTCTCCACGGAACATCTTTTGATTCCGTTTCTCGTTCGGTGAATTTGAGAGGAATGAAACCATGGCTGATTCTAAGAACCTTCGCCTCGATCAACTTCGCGGTGTCTTCAGTTAGCTCATTCATGTCGAGCAGCACGCTGAACACTCGAAGCATTTTTTCATTGTGCGTATCGACGGACAACATTTTACCGATCGGCAATGCCGACATGTGCTGCCATAGAAGCGGCATGGGTTCGTCGATCTTCGCACCGGCGGTGTGAAGTATGTCACCGTCTCGATCTTCGGCGTTTGTCGTGATAACATTGCGGAAAACCATCAACGTGTTTTTCGGAACCTCAACGCCTTCTGGAAGTTTGAATTTCTTGAGCGAAGCACCGCTGTCGAAAAAGTCTTTTCCAGCCTTGGTAGCGTCATCAGGCTGATCGCCATCGCACCATGTAAATATATTCTCTGATCGCTTTATTGCTTCATTGATGTCGATGCCGGTAAGGTACGATGACTTGACGCCACCGATCAAATCAGACCAGCCTTTGACATATTGGCTCGCGATCGAAAGTCCGCAACCGAATTCCTTGAAACTGAAATTCTCGCTCTGTCGCCTTTTGACTTCGGCAAGCATTTTCATTTGTGTGGCGTTGAGCTTCGACATGTGATCTCTATTTGATATTGGTTAGGACGAAGATCTTGCAAACCTTTTCGCAGGCTTCGGCGAACAATGTTTGTTGGTCCGATGCCATCTTGCGATTGGTTCGCCGATTTCCTGTGTCGGCCAAAGGCAACGGGACGGTCACTGAATCAATAAAGGCTTCGATGTCTCGCAGGCTCGTAGTGTGCTCGATCAGCAATTCATCCTTGGAGAACTTCAAGCCGTGACCTTTTCGGGTCGGCTTCAATCCAAGTCGACGAACGGCTTTCGCGGCACAGCGATTCAATCGCAATTTCGCGTCATTGCTGATCGAATGAATTGCTAAGAAGTCTTTTTCTGAAAACGATCGCATTTGGTTGCTCCATAAAAAAAGCCGAAGCAGTCTAACGAGGGTTGGGATCTCGCTTTGCTTCGGCTTTCAATGATCGCGGGTTAGAGCGATCAAAGTTTGCTTTGGTTTCAATGATAATAATCAAAGTTGTGAAAGCAAGTCAAGTCGATTTCATGTCGAATGTAGGGCTTAAAGTCCATCCAAGTAGTAATCCGTCATCCACATTCACCGACATTCTTAACCATCCAACCTTACGGGCCTCGACTGATTCTCTCAATTCACCAGTCCATTCATTAAAGAACTCACTCACTTTTTGCATCGCTTTTCCCAATGTAATGTCATCCAGTTTGTTCATCGGCTTGAGGTGCAAATCTGTATTCAAACCGACTTGAGCGTTTTGAACTCGACCTAGCTGGATTTGTATGCCGATCCTTATCGTACTTTTTTGACAATTTGACAAAGCAAACTTCAAATGACGATGGAATTCTGCGAAAGCGATGACACATGACTCGATGGAGCGATCTGAATCTGTCATTACCGCCGAACGATCGTCCGATGTCTCAGGCATGAATCGTCGTACTCCCAAGGTTTGGCTGTCGTGCCGGTAAGATCAGCAAAGCGAGTGATTAAGAACTGGCCGAATTCTCTGATATAGGTTTCTTCGCTGTCGTAGTGCATGAATTGACGCTTGTCAAAACGCTTTTTCATTCGAACGATCGCATCGGTAAGATCGTGATGCCGTTGCGTGAACTTCGAATCAACTTTCCGCTTTTTAACTTCTAGCTCGACCCGCTTCTTTTGATTCATCAATTCGGTAACTAGAACTATGCAATCTCGACTTGATTTGAATTGTCGTCCACTTCGCGGCAGTTCATTTGGCATCGTCATCGCTCCAATCTTGAAGGCTTTTGAATCGTCTGAATTTCTTCAATGCAGGACTTTCCATCATCGTATCAAGTTCGTTGCCAGCACAACCAATATACCGAAACAAATAGCCTACGAATCTCATCAATGTCTCGTGCGGGATATCAAGCGATAGCGATGTTGCTTTAGTGATCAATATTTCAAGGCGATGACCGCAAGCGATGATTTCCTGACCGTCCTCGTATTCCTGAAACTCCTCGATAGGATACGTTCGAATTTGAACCTGATCATCCAAGCCAATGATTGTCCGATGATCGAGTTCGAAACTGACGTCGCCCTCTCGGGTCGCCTCGCTGAACTTGACGTCGGTGAGCACATCAGCGGGTTCAAGCGTCGTGTCAATAGGGCGAGTGCAATGACAGCAATACTCTGGAACTGCATCTGGAATATCCGGCACTAGCCATTCCATTTGACATTCTTCGCAATAACACCACTTCAACTGAAGGTCGCCATTTTTGAGGCGGTTTATCAGGCTCATTTCTTTTTCGGCGGCTTAGGATCGCTTGTGGCGGCTTCTACGGGCTTGTCTGGTTCAGGCGACACATTTGACGCTGATTCGGCTTTCGGCCCATTTGACGCGATTGTGGCGGCTTCAATGACAGGTTCCTCGGTTTTGCTTCGTCGCCGCCGCGTTCGCATCGGTTTTGGCTCCGGTTTTGATCCTGACTCTGGTTCCGGTTTGACTTCGTCGACTGGCTCGTAATCAATGTCCAGTGCCAGATATCGACACCTGCCGAACGTCGTCGCCGCTGAATAAAGCGATGATCCTAGAATCGAATCGGCAATCTTGAGAACAAAACCATTGGTGACCGTCTTGGGGTAATCGTACATAACATCCACGACCGCCTTACGGCTCGCTCCGCAACTCAAATATCGAGCGATGATCGCGAACGCTGTGCAAAGATGCTTGCCTCGTGGATCGGCGATCACGATGTCGTCGTTCTTGGTTTTGGCGATAACCTTGATCAAATCCATCACCGCTTCGACTGACGGCAGTTGCTTTCCAGAACACCGACCGGGATAGACATTGTTCATCACGATCGCATGTGCTCTTACGTTTCGTTTAAGGGCGTCGTCGTACCACTTCTTTTTCTGTTCCTTATCTGAGTAGATGAAGAACGCGACCGTCGCTCCTGATTCTTCGATCCGTTTTTTAAACGTCTTGTGCGATGCCAGAATAATCATTTTGGGATTCCTTTCAAACTGTATGGATATTCGCCGCGTCTTGGTGCTCGATGGTCGTCGAGATACGCACGTTTAATGTCTTTGATCTCAATCAACTTTGCCGCTTCGATGATGAACTTGTGACCATTTATGTACTTTTGATGTCGATTGTGAAGCGAAAGCACTTCGCGATGTTTTGTCCCAGTCAGATTGTGCTCGAACTCTTTGACGGTGAATCCTACGCGTTCCAACGCCTCAATAACAGACCGCTTTGTCGGCTCCGATCTGATTTTTCCAGTCGCATGATTAGATCCCTTTGCCCGCCAGCGATAGCCATTATCCGTCGTATCCTCTTCCATTCGATACATGTGACCGGGACGAAGAACCCGCCAGATGTCGAGAAATAGCTTTTCGTAGTCTTCGACATAATTCAAAAAGTGTGACGAGTAGACGATGTCGGCTCGATTTGCGGTGCATGGTATTGGACTTTCGATATCCCATTTTCTGACCGTCGCATCGTCTGGTCGATGGTCCAAGTTTAGCCAATCAGAAAAGTGATGCGGTCCACAACCAAGATTGATTTTGACTTGGGAATGTTGGGTGAGGTCTTCGCAGAATGCGAAAGGACGTTTCGTTGTTTCAAGAAAATTGCAATACTCGATCACGAACCGCCGATGGATAGAGCTTCGAGAACCATTGGCGACAGGACGCCCGAACGCTCGACCGTTTGGGTATCGGCAATGCCTCAAACAATGTTGAAGGCGATCGCTACAAGCCAGTTCGTTCGATCGTCGATCGTAAGTTCGCATTGGCGGGATATCGTCGATTTGATTCAACGTGTTGATTGCTGCGACCATTCCGCGATCGGCCAATGCTTTCAGGAACTCAGATGAATATCCGTATCGCGGTGCCTTGAAAACATTGTTGAAAACGTCGCTATCGCGAAGACGATCAAGCTTGACGAACGTCGAGTCGTCAACGACATGACATTCTTTTCGGGCGTGCTCGAACCCGTGCGGGTAGATTCTGACGAACGGTAGCTCAATCAGATCGCTGACATGCTTCTGCGTCATCAATTCAGGCACGCAAAATAAATTGGCCTTAAACGCTCGATTGACGCGTTTGAAGCGACACATGACTGCGACCGTATGTTCATGATCTAGCGGATGGTCGTCGAGTTCAAAGACATTGAAATGGGCTGGGTTCATGGCAAGATGATACCAAGATATTCGCGTCGCTCGATGACCTTTGCTTCCCGATGCTCAAGATAGCTTGCGAATGATTTGAGCAAGTCAGCTTCGCCGTCGATGAATTCGATGACCATTTCGACCGCTGCTTTGCGTGTCGTATTATGATCGTAAAGATGCGAACTATGGATGTCATCAACGAACTTGAATCCGTCTTGTTTCTTCGCAGTTGCGAGCCAGTCGCCTTTGTCTGTCTTGACGACTGTGATAAACAAGCCGCGATGGTAAACGAAATATCCGCCGCACATCATTTTTTCAAACTTGATCTTTTGTGTCGTCGTGTCGTTTGTCATCGTTTTGTCCTTTGTCAGTTGCTTTGATGCTTGTAATATAAGTGCTTATTCGGCCATTCGCAAGCGATATTGTCGTTCTATTTGAAAATTACCTTCAAATAACCGAAAACGTCCAGAAAACGCCATCAATTATTTTCTCGGTTCCAATCCCGTGAATATGGATCTGGCGGTATTGAACTGAATATCAGCCATCAATCTAAGAAATCCAAGAGCCGCCGTCGGAACCATGATCACAAACCCATGTGCCAATGATGATAGCAACACGGCTAAAGCGATAACTCCGGTCGATCTTTGCAATCTTTACTTGAAGATCCCAATCAGCGAACGAATGTACTCTGGATTGCTCAACGCCAGCCACATCAACGCAAGCGACCCGGCGACGATCGCGATTCTGTAAGAGTAGACAAACAAATTGGCAAAAAAGACAACCCGGTTCCGCTTCTTAATCAGCCTTGATTTGTGCTGTTTGATAACTTTGGAATTCTCGTTGACTTCAAACACGCTCTTCGCCACTGACGTATCGCTCGTCGGCTGGACCGTCGTATTGCAATCCTTCGCTTGTCCGATCATGCGGATTGAACCTTCCAGCGGCATCCGGCTTGGCCTTGGCGTTCGGCTTTGTGATCTCGTTCTTGATGTCTTCATCGAACATTGCCTCCAATGATTTGCCTTGTCTAGTGCATCTCATTCTTTAACCATCGACACTTCATTCCCGACGTCCTTTATTCGCTTAATGTCTTCAACGAGTTCTTGTCTGAATTCGTCCGCTTCCTTACCGGTCACGGTTTTCTTTTTGCCAATCATCATTTCAAAAATGATCGAGTTGATTTCGTCGGTTGTTAATGTCATTTAGTTACTCGATTCTTCCTCGTCATAAGGCTCGTACTGAATTCCGTGGTCACCTTCAAACGATTGTAAATGAAGTTCGTTTCCATAGGCGATTTCATCTGGAATCCCTTTAGGAAAGGCTTTGCAAATCGGTCGTTGTTCTTCCCCTTTTCCGTCGTCAGGCGTGACCCCAACAAAGTGTTTACATCGACGCTTAACGCATTGTGGCTGGGGAATCATTTATCTAATCTCGCTATTTCAATTGGTCAACTGTCACCGGAATCCCGATTTCATTGAGAACCGCGACCGTTTGTGATACCGCGTCCGCTGGCATTTTGTCGTTGCCGAGGATGCTGTTTTGCTCCGTTTCGTCGCTGCCATTTTCATTGACTAGCTCAGTGCCTACTAATTCTGCCATGCTAATTCTTTCCGATATATGCGTTGAACCGAGCCATTGCTATCTTGTCGTTGATGTCAAGCTTGCCGTTCCACTTTGCACCGAGTAGCAGTCGTTTCCCAAGCGGCATACCGTCGACAGTTTCTGTCAAATCAGCCATCGCCCATATAGCCCTTGGGTCTTCACTTTTCATCGCCGCATCAACTACGGCTTTCGCCTCAGCGGAAATTTGATCGCTGAACTCGTTCATCCAGTGACTTACATTGTTGAGTTGATCACCAAGTTTTCCCTCCAATTCAGCAGTGAACCCGTAACGCGACCACGCATAGCCGCCAACGTCAGCATTGGCAACCAATTCAATTTCGGTGTATCCAAGGGCTTCGTAATGTTCCATGCTTTGTTGCAAGACTTTCTTGGCGATTCCTTTCCCTTGGACCTCTTCTTTGATCATGAAAAAATCGTGTTTTACCTTCTTTTTGTTTTTGGCAAACACTCGCTCGATCGCTCCGATGCGTTTCCCGTCGGCGTTATGAAATTTCGTTGTAACTCTAAGCCCGTCTGGTGCAAGGAAGATTTCGCCTTTTGGATTTAAGCCTGCGAAATGATGATCGAAATATTCTTGCGGCTTCATACCGATAAGTTTGTTCCAACTGTCGAGCATATCATCGAACTTGGTACCATCTTCGTTTGTCAATTTACCGAAGTACGCTGCAAAATCTTCAGCGGACGACTTCGACAGAACAATGTTTGGTGTTGGGGCGATTGTTTCATCCCCAATGATATTCAACATGTATTTTTCTAATTTCGGCGGCAGCATTCCTTTTTTGTATTTTGGATGCGTAATCGCACTGAACGATTCTGCAAATAATTCTTCTGAGCTTGTCGAAGCGTATTGAGTGATCGGACTTTCAGCCGGTCCAAATAATCCGCCAACATGATCATCCTCAAAAAGATCAATGAATTCGTCACGCTCTTTGACTGCCATCTCTTGGAACCAATATCGGTGGCCCGTTTCGTGGCGGGCTGTGGAGCCGATATCCGTTCCGACCGCCCATACGTCATCTCCAAACTTTAGCTCGCCGACGGAAGTTGACAGAGTTGGCGACAAACCTATCTTGTTCGTGCCGTTGTAAATGCCGAGAGCGTCGTGGTTCAATTTCTTGACTTCAACAAGACCTTCATTCTCTCCAATGAATTTTCCTAATCTCTTGCCCTTAGTTTGCAAGGATTCAAATGCTTCGTTGATAGCGGCTCGCTGTCCCGCCGTTCCACCTTGAATGTCAACAAGTGTTTTTGATAGCAATGGCGGCGGATTGCTTCCTTTTTGTAAAAAGTTATTCCACAATTGCTTGTCTAGTATTTGCTTCTTTCCGTTCTTCATCGTGAAAATCTTGACCGGGCCTTTGCCGTTGTTATCCCAAAGCGTCAATTCGTCGAATAGATTTTCGTCGGCTGCCTTGATGAAAATATCTGTTACAGATTGATGGATCTTTTTGATTGCTGGAATCGGAACTTCACGTCCAGTCTCAGCGGCTCGCAACGTGCTTCGCCTGATCGCCTCCTCAGTGTCGACTGTCACGTACTGCCCAACAACTTTGTGGCCTCCTGATCGAGCAACCGCAATTCTCGATTTGAGTTTTTCGATTGAATTATCGCCCGTCCCGTCGAGCAAAGCATCGGCTGATTTCGCGACGGCCTCTCGTGCAATCCGATCTGACAATATCGAACTTTCAGAATGAGCGTATGATGCAGCAGCAAAGTCGCCTTCTTTCACCATCATCTGATATTCTGGCAACATGGCTTTGATTTCATCGGCGTCGATATGAGCAAAGCCTTTTCGCAATTTGATGAGTTTAAGTTTCGTCAATGATCCTTTGCCTGATGCCGACCCGCCGCCCAAGAAAGTAAATACCTGTTTCTCTTGCTTCAACGTGCCTTTCAATACCTGCTTGACGATCATGTCATGAAGTACCTGTCGCTGTGCGGTGAGCGAGCCATCTTCTTTCGTGAACATCGAAAGCGTATCTTTGCCCGCCGGGTTCGCTGGTTCGAATCCTGTCGAGTTTGAAACATCTAGCAACGATCGGGGCCCTGTCTCACCAGTCTTTGGATCGATATCCTCGGTGATTCCCATTTCCTCAGTGATGAATGATGACAGGACTGTACACATGCAATTGCAACGATCGCCCGATGGCAATGATTGATCGCCGGGATGACCGCACTTGACGCCGTTGAGCGTAAACGACCCTTCCGCCGGGACGGTAACGCCGTCAAGTGCCATGTGAGCGGATCGAGAAGATTTAGCGAATACCGATAGCCATTCCTTGCCTATGTCTAGCTCTGGAACGTCTTGGTTAAGGCGTCGTATGCCGAGTGTGTGGCCGTAATTCAACGCGTCAGTCATCTCGGTCCTTGCAACCCTTGTCGCCCGCATACGCGAATAATCAGCCCCCATCGTTGACATGATGTTGCTCGACAACTGCCTTATCGAAAGTCCTTCTTTGATTGCCCCGTCGAATACTCGCGTTAAATCGTTTCGAGTGGTATCGACTACGCCGGCCCAATATGGCTGATCGAACGAGTTTGAAACCTGAATCAACGCCGCGTCTGAAAGCCATTGAGGAACCTCGAACGAGAACCAATCGCCAAGGTCTTGCAAGCCGAGTATTTGCAAGACCTGTGTAGCTGAAGTGAGCTTTGCTTCGCGGTGCTTGTCGGCCTGAATCCTGTCGAACAATTCGATCTCTGTCATTGCCCCGTAGACGATCGCCTCGACCATCGGACGGCTACTGAGGTCGATGAACTTCTCCTTCAAATCCGTCGGGAATACAGCATCAACAGACGGTGGAATGTTAGTCAGCTTTGCAAGTTCTTGAATCGTCTGCGTTATAACCGATCTGAAAAACCCGTCGAAAAGAGGAATCGCATTGACAATCCGCATCTCTTGCATGTCGAACAATGTCGACTTGACCATCGAGCGGGTTAGACGCTCAACACTTTTTTTTTTGAACGCTCTTCTGTTTCTGTCTCGCTACCTTCCTGTTCTTCGCCATCGTCACTTGCGGGCGGTGGAGGGGGTTCTTCTTCTTCCTCTTCGCCTGCTATTGGTGGTTGGTTGGTTGGCGGCGGTGGTGGCTGATTCGCCTCGATGTCTGCTGGCGTCGGTTTCGGCCCGATCATCGACTGTGCTATATGTTCATCAACTTCGAAGAAATAGACGACCTGTGCTACACCAGCATCGTAATCAAGATTGCCTTGATTGACCGCCGCGACGATCGCCCCAATTCCTGTCATAGCAGCAGGGTTGTCAAGCAGCATTCCGCGAGTCGACTTATCGTCTTCGACTTGAAGAGGTTCGAGTCCAAACATTTCCATCCGGTACTCGTCCTCGCTGACATAACCGTTGTCAACGCCGTGTTGCCATTTGGCGACAGTGAGGTCTTCGTCTTTGGCCTCGGCTTTGTCGAGCCAGACAATCAAGCGTTTTGGCTTGTCATACCACGGGCCGAGATAGTCGGTCATCGTCACGCTGATCGAATCTGAAAGCGGCTGCAATACGTTTCGGCAGAACGATCGCTCTGCAACAAGTGCTTGTGCTTTGTTGCTCGCCGTGATCTCTCCAACGATGATCGGGTTCAATCCGAACGCCTGAAAGATCCGCTCTTTGATCATCGCACTCGAATTCATGTAATCCATTTCGATCGGTGTGCTTTGAAGAACCTTAACGTCTTCAATCATGCCGTCGAGGATTGCCGGTAATCCATCCGCTGCCTGATCCATCCATATTGACTGTACCGATGAACTAAGTTGTTCACGCTGTTCTAGGCTCATTACAGGACGCGTTGATAGTTGCTTCCCGGTATGGTCAATATTCCGACCGATGCTTATACCGATCTTGGGGAAGATACCTTGATCGAATGATTTCTTATGTGACGTTTGCAATGATTCGTCTGTTTTGATCGCCTGCCAGTTCGCCATCACTGGCGATGTGACTTTCTTCGGATCGCTCGGATCTGGAAAGTAAAGTCGAGTGATTGCTTCTCGCGGAATTTCAACATTTCCAACGTACCCGTCCGCTCGAAGTCGATAGCCTGTAAATAGCCCGCCTTTATGCTCGACGTCGACCCATGTTGAAGGAATAGACCACATCGTCGTCTCGCCAGCCGAATCCTTGCCGCCGATGACGTAAGATTCGCCGGTCAAATAAAGATTCGCGACTAAACAAAAGATGAATTCGTTTTTCTTTTGAACGTGATTTGGTCGCTCAAGTAAATCAAGGACTTCATGTTGATCAAGAACTTCAATTGACGAGGCTGGCGACTTGAGGCGACCACCGAGTCGTTTTCGAATCGCTGTTGGAAGTTCAACAAGTTCAGATGTCAATAATCTGCTACGTCTGAATGATTCGCCTTTGATTCGGTTCTGCCAACCGGCTCGTTCTGGGTTGGGGGTGGAACCGACGATATCGCCAGCACACCACTCGTATCCCATCAGACGACGAGCAATTGCTGATATGGCAACATACGTCCATCTCTTGAATTGGTCGTAAGCAAGGCGATCTGTTCCGTGTGTCGTGGTCAAGAATTGTGACGCGAACCCGCTAAGATTCAACCGATCATCCAAGTCGAAAAGAGGTGATGCCTTTTCAGAATTCACCATTCGGGCGACTGCCCTCGTTTTGGCGTGATGATTTTCGGCGAATTGTTCAGCGGTGGTTTTTCTGGTTAGCACGTGTCAAGTTCTCCAACGTCTGGTCTACATTGCGTCCTTGCAGTACATGACTCTTGGCCGCTTCGATGTCTGCTTCGGTGCGGTATTGTTGGTTGATCTTTTCACGCCAGAGCGTCAAGGTTTCAACCTCCATTCGAAGTAATGCGATTTCAGTATCGCGTCGCTGAATGGTTTCTTCCACCTCGGCAATATAGGTTGATCGTTCGTCAAGAGTCAAGCGAAGATTGTCGACTTGAGCTTGCAATCGTGCTATATCTTCGACCGCTTCATCTGTGATCTTTTTTTGCTTTGTCCGAGATTCCTTGATACTCTGGATCGTCAATTCAGTATCAAGTGCTTCAACAGCCGCGTTCGATGCCTCTTTTGTCTTGCGTGCCAACTTGCGACCGATCTTTGTTATTTCATTCAGCCTTTCAATTGCCAAAGCTTGAGACGCGACTAGCTTTCCCTTGAGTTCACGCTGCCGCTCGATATAGGATCGCTCATTCTTCAACAATCGGCGATTCGAATTCGTTAGCATTCGAATTCTTCTGCCCCGTAGCCAAAGGCATCCCAGCATCGCAACATTCGAAAAAACGGATCGTTTCGGGGTATCGCTCATCAATCACCATTGAGATTTGCTGTAGTTCACACTCCTGTAAGATTCCGTTCAAGACACCCAAGATTCCTACCGTGTTGATCTCGCTATTCTTCCAAAAATTGACAAGTGGATGTTCAATCAATTCGTCGTTGGCTGGAACTCGATTGAAAAATAGGCAACTCATTGCTGCCCGGTCACGTTCAAGCATTTCATTTAGCAGGCTCACCACTCGTCTATTGTTTGCACTCGCCATGTCATCCTAACATTTTGGTCATGCGTTATTCCATTTTACCCATGTTCCCTTTTTGGCTTACGAGCACGACGTCTGGATCCTTTTCAATCTGACTGATCTGCTCGTTCATCTGCGACAACGCTTTCATTATGTCGCCTTGGTTTTTATCTATCGCTGATCCTTCAATGATGCCGCCTTGCTTCATTGCTTTCTTGGTGATGTCTGCCATCCTGAGTGGTTTCGGCGGCTGATATTCGTTGTCAAGATTCTTTACAATTTCTCGCTTAACGGCTTCGAATGCGTCGTATGGGAATTCCTTCGACACTCGATGGAGTTGCATCGTCTGATCGCCCTTTTCGACATCGCCGGATATCACAAAAACGCAAACCATGAACCGGCCTGATGCCTGTGCCGAAGTCAATGCGTTATTCAAATCCTCGATCATCGGCACTTGTTGGGCTTCGTTGATGATCAAGTATCGCGGCTCATTCTGACTGTTGAGATACCAATGGGTGAACTGTCCGATCGGCTCGCGAAGTTCTACGGCGGCGACGATCGTGCCGTCCACTTCGACTTTGACGGTATCGGTGACTTGGTTCATTCTTCATGCCTTTTCGAAAATAGGATTTAAAAACCTGTGTATTTTGTACCGCCATTGAATTCGAATGTCGAGTCATCGCCGTGGTCG